CCTCGGCGACCCGAACCCAGAGCAGGAGACCCGCGAGGCCCGCCCCGACCGCAGCCTCGACCAGCACCCCAGACGAGACCTGCCCGACACGCTGGCCGCTGCCGGGCAGGTCTTGGTGTTCCGGGCCTTGGAGCGCGCGGGCAACCGGATGCGCTCCATCTACGGCGCCCGGCCCGGGGTACCGGCGTTCGATGTCTACCGGGTGGTGCCGGTCCGCAACGGGGACCTGGACAAGGTCTTGGAGGACGCCTGGGCCTGTCTGCCGCAGGCGCTGGACGGGTTCGACTGTGACGTGGCCAAGGTCCAGGTCGCGCTCGACACCTACACCCGTGGGCTGCTGGTCTCCCAGACGGCCCACTCCTACGAGGCGGTGCGACGAGCACTGGTCGCGGCATGATCGCCGTCACCGACCTGGCCGCGTTCGCCGTTGCCCGCCGTCCGTTGCAGGACCGGGGCGCCGACGCGCTGCTGGGCTCGGTGCGCTGGGCACTGCACCGCTACTCCAAGACCCCGAACTGGTCGCGCACCATCGTCAACGCGGCCGAGCGCCAGTTCCGGCGCACCTACCGGACCGAGGCCGGGAAACTGACCAGCAAGCAACTGCGCGAGACGCTGGCCCAGTTCCGCGAGTCCCTGCGGATCAACCTCGAACGGACCGAGCCGCCGACCCCGGGCAACTTCGACAGCAAGGCCGAGGCCATCGCCCGCTGGGTGAGCAACGCCGCGATCAACGGCGGCACGATGGCGGCGGGCGACGAGGTGGACAGCGACCCCGACCGCCCGAACATCATCAAGACCTGGGTGACCATGCACGACGACCGGGTCCGCGACGCACACCGTCGCATGGACGGCCTGAGCGTGCGCCTGGATCAGACCTTCTCGGTGGACGGCCACCCGATGAAGTACCCCGGCGATCCCATCGCCCCACCCGATCTGACGGTCAACTGCCGTTGTGTCCTGGCGATCAGGGCTGCGACCCTGGCTGCGTCTGCCAATGAAGGAGTCACCATGACCGACCTCGTGACACGTGTCACCGATGACCTGGACGAGTTCGAGTTCGAGGACTCCGACCTCACCGAGGCCCGAGAGGCCGATGCGGTCGAGGTGCCCTGGCACGGCGTGCTGGCCCCCGAGGACGTGCAGAGCGGGGACGGTCGTAAGTTCGGCGCCGAGGCGCTGCGCTGGCGCGACCTGCCGCTGCCGCTGTCCTGGCAGAAGGTGACCGCGACCGGCCACGACGGCGCGGTCGTGGTCGGTCGCATTGACGAGGTGTGGCGCGAGGGCAACCTCATCAAGGCGTCCGGGATGTTCCTGACCTCCGACGAGTCGGCCGAGGCCATCGGCCTGATCGCCGAGGGCGGCATCCGGGGCGTCTCGGTCGATGTCGATGACGCGACGATGGAGTTGCAGAACAGCGACGGCTCGCCCTACGACATGGAGATGGCGGCGGCCGACAACCTGCCGGTCACCGTGTTCCCGTCCGGGCGCATCTGCGGCGCGACCCTCTGCGCGATCCCGGCCTTCTCCGAGGCGTTCGTCTCCCTCGGCGACTGGGAGGCCCGGGGCGAGATCACCGCCGCTGCGCCCAAGCACGAGGACTGCCAGTGCTCGTTCAAGGTGGACGAGGGCAAGTGGAACGGCGCCGCCAGCAACTACACCGACGAGCAGTACTACGCGGCGACGATCATCCACCTGGTCACCTCCGGCCCGGACCGGCTCAAGAAGGCGAACAACAAGTTGCCGATCCTCACCCCGAACGGGGTGCTGTCACGGGCCGGGGTGCACGCGGCGGTGAGCCGACTGGGTAGTACCGATGCCCCACCGGAGAAGATCAGCCAGGCCAAGGCAGCCCTTCGCACCGCCTACCGCGAACTCAAAGAGGAGCCGCCCGACACGATCACCGCTAGCGCCGACGAGGACCGTGAGTTTGACGACCTGGGTGACTTCGTCAAGACGGAGGATGGGCCGGGCTGGCTGACCCACCCGGTGGACACCGAGCGGCTGCGTCGGTACTGGACCAAGGGTCCGGGCGCGGCGAAGATTCGCTGGGGCACCCCGGGCGACTTCAACCGCTGCCGGTCCCAACTGGCGAAGTACGTCAAGCCCCAGTACCTGTCCGGCTACTGCGCGAACCGTCACTACGACGCCACCGGCTTCTGGCCGGGCGACGCGCCGTCCGAGGGTGGGCGCGGGCGCAAGCACTCCATCGAGGACCACCTGACCCCCTCGGTCAACCTGGTCGCCTCGGCCATCGACCAGACCGAGCACCGGTTCTTCGAGAACCCGGGCTTCGACCGGCCGACTCCGCTGACCATTGACGACGACGGGCGGGTCTACGGGCACCTGGCTCAATGGGGTACCTGCCACGTCGGCTTCAAGGGCATCTGCATCGACCCGCCGCGCAGCAGCAGCGGCTACGCGCACTTCCTGACCGGGGCGACTCGTACTGAGCGCGGAGACGTGCCGACCGGACACATCACCCTGGGCGACGGGCACGCCGCCGACGGCCTGTCCCACGCGGCGGCTCGGGCGCACTACGACAACACCTGCACCGTGGTCGCCGACATCACCTGTGGCGACGACGACTGGGGCATCTGGTTCTCCGGTCTGGCCCGCGACTGGGTGATGGCGGACGCCAAGACGCTGCGGGAGTTCCGGGCGGCCCCACTGTCCGGGGACTGGCGGGGTCCGGAGGGTCGGCGTGAACTCGTCGCCGCTCTGGGGGTCAATGTGCCCGGCTTCCTGGTGCCTCGTATCGGTATCAAGGATGGGCGTCAGGTGTCCCTGGTGGCCGCAGGCGCGCTCGACCGCAACGACCACCACGTCGTGTCCAGCCTGGATATCGGGGCTGCGATCATGGCGGCGGTGGACGAGATCGAGACCCGCAAGGCCCGCAAGGACATGGCCGAACTGGCCAAGAGCCTCGGTCGTGACCCCCGCAGCCGGATGGCCGCGCTGCGCGATTCGATGAAGGTCTGAGGAGAAGCGATGGCGTGTGGATGTGGGGGCGGCACCGAGCAGGCCCAGGAGAAGAAGGTCTGGACGTTCGTCACCGAGAAGGGCGAGCAGAAGGAGTTTCGGACCGAGATCGAGGCCCGGGCCGCGCAGGTCCGCGCCGGGAACACCGGCACCATCAAGTAGGGACCACTGCTAGAAGTAGCAATGGTTGGCCCGGGCTAGTGACACGTGTCACCGCCCGGGTCTACTGTTCGACTAGTTCGCGTGCTGGCCCAGCCACCGTGAGTCTCCGAACGCCAAGCGTGGAGCGCCTTCCCTGTTCCGCTTTCCCCGCTATTAGGAGACGAGATGGACTTCTCCATCGTGGTCGATCTGAGCACGTACTCGACTGACGACCTCGCCGCGAAGATCAGCGAGGGCGAGGCGGAACTCGACCGCCTGTTCGCTCTCGACAACCCGACCGAGGATGACGTGCAGGCAGCCACCACTGTTGGCGCCGCGCTCACCTCGCTCCGCAACGAGAAGAACACCCGCGAGACCTCGGCTGCCGACCGTGGCGCTCGGATGCAGGCCCTTCGTGAGGCCGCGTCCGTCCAGCCCGTCGCCACCATCCCCGAGCCGGAGCCCACACCGGACCCGGCTCCCGAGCCGACTCCCGGCCCGGACCCCACGCCGGTCGCCAAGTCCGAGCCGGTACTCATCCCGGCCGCCGTCATCCCCGCCCCGGTCAGCACCGTGGCCGCGCTCTCCCAGAGCCCCCGCCCGGTGGTCCCGACCTCCGGCCCGGTGACCATCACCGCCGCTGCCGACGTGTCCGGCTACGCGACCGGCGCAGTGATGGACTCGTGGGACGCGGTCACCGACGGCTTCATCAACAAGGCCCGCGCCTTCCCCACCGCCTGGGGCATCGAGGGCGCGCAGCCGCAGCGCTACCCGGTCAGCCAGTTCCACCTCGACTTCCCCGACTCGCTGGTCGCCTCCGGCAACCGCGACGCCGACGTGATCGAGTACGCGAGCAAGGAGAACCGGCTCCCCGGCAACTCCCTGACCGCGTCCGGTGGCTGGTGTGCACCGTCCGAG